TGGCCACCAACTTCTACCTTTAAGTCCATAACACTAATGTACCGAGTGGGTCGAATGTGTACCTCAGCGATTCGATGACAGCTGACATACCTCTCGTAAACTCAAATAGTGGTATCTTAAAGGCCTTTGATAGTAATGTTTTGACATTATCTATCTGGCCACGGAACATCCCATACTGATTGGCATCGAGCACTTCACGTCCACGACTTGTTCCGTCAATTTCCTTTATTATGACAGTAAACCGACTCATAATTGTCGTTGCAAATATTGATTTCTTGACACTACTGTATACTTGCAGACAGTAGTGTTCAAGTCCGTGTAAACTGGTTACTTGGACAGCGTATGCATAAGCTCCTGGTAATGGCTGACCCATGTCAGCGGCTAGCTTGCCCCCTGGATCGAATGACCTCCTATCTGGGACTCGTTCTATCCGGTGACTTAGAGAGAGCTCAGAGACTTCTTCAGATATGCCTCCCAAGCTTACGTGTGTATTCATGATAATATTGATGCTACCAGGCTCAAGGCCCCATAGTGTCGTGAGCCAGTTGCACTGTGCATTGCTCAATCGATCCATGATTGCAGGTCTTCCTCTCCTCTCTAATATTTCTTTTTTTCTAACTGACAGTGACTTCACTACCGCTATGATATCATTCGGGACAATAGACTCTGTAGGGCCATGTACGTATGTCGACACTGCCCTAGCCAGGTACTGTCCTCCTACTTTCTGTTTATGATCGACGCGTAAGAACTCGGCAATAGCACCTAAGAAACATTTATGAGATTGAAATCTGATGTTGAGCGATGCCGCACCCCTCATAAGCACTTGCACTTGGTGAAGGTTCGTAACGGCTGCTAACACGTCGTCACCATTATGTAAGGTTGGCACTAGTTGACCATCAAGACATGAATCTATATATATCTTGTTAAGCACTGTGTTTATAAAAGTGGTCATGCGCCAGCCTGAAAGTAAAGTTCCCTTTGCTTTATACCTACCTCCCAATTTGTCTAACACAGTGACGTCGTCTAATGCTGCTATCTGCCAGTTAATAGCAGTAACTTGATCTGGATCTAAATAATGAGAAAACACATCACGGTATGCAACCAACACCATCTGCATCGTCACAGTGGAGTGCTGGGAGTTAAAGTCTTCAAAGTCGAAACAGAAAGGTGTCCCGTTCTTGATAACGTTCTGGACAGATAAGGCTACGTTTTCAGTAGTAGCACTTTTACCTATGGGAAAGACATTACTCAACAGGCTCTCACAATCACCGAAACCATACTGACTAAGGATAAAACAAGTATTATCTACACCATAGATAGCCCGCTGTTTACCCCATTCATACTTAGTCATTGCCTTGGCCTGTACTTCTGGGTTACGATCAATGAAGTGGCTTATTGGATAGTGTGGCATCCTACTCATTGCGAAGATTTTATTACGCAGTGTACTGTCGGCTGCTTTGAATTCATCATCTTCTTCATATTGACTGAAGAAAGTGCCGGCTGGTGCCCACTTCCATCTCATCTTCCAGTGGTTGTCCCACTTCTTTTTGGTCGGTTTGTGTCCGCTGCGTAGTAGTCGTGAAAACAACTCTCCACACTTGCGATAAACAGTGTTACTGTCGATGTTACAAACATTTGGGTTCACACGGTGGTCCTTCTCAGCGGCCCAGTCAACAGTTCCGAGGCCCCTGTTTACCAACACTTCGAACTCGAAGCATGGTGTAAGGTCAATAGAGAGACAGTTCTGCAGCGCTTTTAGTCTAAGTGTGACTGTGTTCTTGACATAACTCGCGAAAGATAGAACATCTATATACGGCTTGTACCATACCTTGCTACTAGACACATACTGATATAGTTCATCAGGCATATTTAGTATCCAAACTACTAGACCAGCAAAGAAGGCCTCAGTAAAATCAGGGTGTTGGACGAGTCGTGATATGAAATATTCTAAGAACCGTATTTTCGACACTACATATGTCTCATCAAGCGCTCTCAATTCGTTGACCGTAACATGGCGTAAGTGTCTTGCTGAAACTTTAGTGTGGTTGAGAGAAATCTCCTTCCGTAAGATGGCTGATATCGTCACAGGCCTTAAGTTTTGCAAATGAGTGTATTGGTGTTTTGTCATAAACACGTCTTTTATGATATCCTGATCATTAACTGGTCCGAATGGAAATAAAGACACTCCATACTGAACTCGTGAAATATAGCGTAGATCAGCATCCTTAAGTAAATGAAAGTGGGTTTTAGAATGAATGTAATATGCAGTGATTCCCAGTAAAGCAAAGTAGTGTGCCGCCAGCGGTACGGAATGAGTAGTTAACTTTTTCCACAGAGTCCCAGTCCCTGTTTGACCTTGTCTCACATCGAGCAAGACATATTCCGCTTCACTGAAGCTACAAGATGTAACTGAATTAGTACCAGACTTTTTCAGACACCTCGGTATGTGGTCTAGGTCAGCTAGTCTCCGTCTGCTGGGGGTGGTAGTTCGTCGTTCGGCTGTTCCATCGTGTCCACACCATTCCGAGATTGGGAAGCTTGAGTATTGTTTCTCAACGGCATCCCAACGATCATCGTGTCCACGTGAAAACCCGCCAGGGCAAGATCGTATTTAGCAGTTAACCGGGCTAGGGTATTAGCGACTATGTCAGCGGCTGAAGTGTAATACTTCGGTAAGTTTGGCATTAAGTCCTCCCTAACCACCACCTCGGCTAACCATTCAGGCTCGGATAACACTTCAAATCGTATCACGCTCCAACTAAACACTTGCTCTTGGTAGAGTCTATGACTGAAGTCAGAACCCCAACACTTGTCACGCCTCTCAACCCCTACAAATCGGTAATTTTCGGGGCGACGTAGTTTACAGGGTGTTGTGGGGGGCATCGCTACACTGACGTTATTCGCAGCATATATACGGTGTGCACCTAAATTGAGTGGGTGCTTGTATCTGACATTGTGTCCCTGCCACCGTGCTACAACTCCATATGCCCACAGATCGCCATAGTTCATAGTCCTGTATGTATGGCCGTCATCGAACTCGTTGACCATAGGGTTTATCTTGAACGTAGCGTGGTAGGGAGTACCATCTAGTAGAGACCCAGCACGGCCACACAACATAGCGATACCCCCCGGTGCTACCATTGAGTTGAACAATACATCTTGGCCGCGTTCAGCATAACCGTACTCTTCAAGATGCTCTATCTGTACATGACCGATCGGGATGTGCTTCGTTTTGTGACCGTCGATACCTCCTTTTATGAAGGTATAGCAGTGTTGGTATGAACACAGAGGCACGTCTTGTCCCAAAACAGCACTAACTAGTGCGTTCGCACGGGTAGCCACATCTAGTTCATCACGGATGTTCAAGCGCATGTTCTTAAGTAACTCTCTTATGTTCTTGGCATTCATGATAATCATATACTCTCCCCAATACCATGCAGTGTTGTATAATAATGAATCAATCACACATCCATCATTAGAGTTGACGATGCCATCGTATTCGCGGACAGCTTCAACGGAAGTACAAACTGCTTCTCCCAGCAACAAGCATGGTATAGAGGCGCGCTTGAGCCCTAGTGAAGGTAGCCTACAAACCCGATGTATGTGCGTCCACCAATGCGCCTCTACTGTCTCAGTGCTGGGTTGGCAGTACCAGGGTCGAAGTATTTTTGCAGCATTGAGTGCATCCTCATGCCATCTGTGTGTGGTGCACAGCTTGTGTAGTAGCACCAAGAGATCATTGTCATCATAACTCGTGGAGTTGAGCACATTGACTTCAGGACCAACAAAGACAATAGAGTTTGGCATTAAGTTGAAGTCGACGTTTTGATCTATCAATAAAGGTGACATACGAACATTACCCTTGAGACAGTGTAATAACATAATACACTCTTTCTCCGTTAGGTTGCTCGTATTCACCCAATACTTGTACTGTTTTAGATGCTTTATGGCATTATCATCCCTAGGAACTTCGCTCGGCAAAAATGATACGTTCATCTCGTTAGTCTCCGGGGCATGGTTGATATTTTGTGGAACAATATATCTATTCGATATGAAGTCGAAATGGTCGCCGAAGTGATCACCTGATCTACTATGACCGTCATTGTACTCATACATTTTCCAAACCTTGACGTTGTAAGATATGAATGTGTCTAGATTTGCTTCCGGCTCCATACCGTCAACCCGGTCTAGCAGTGCTCGTTTTATGTTTGACAGATTAGAGTCGGTATCCGCCACACCGCATGCAGTAGGACCTGATCTAACCATAGTCTTTAGTGTGTCCCACTGCTGCCGTGGGTCTGGTATCCGCGACCAAGCCAGAACATCTGCAACTCTGAACCTCAATGTGTGGTTAAACGTTGCGAGCCGTTTCGACATTCTTGCTCTGTGTATCTTTATCAGGATAACAGCAATTAGGGCGGTAGCGTTATCATAGAAGTCGCCGGCTAGCATGACATCTTGGAACAAGTTAATGCGCTGTTCTTTGATATCGACGCTGGGGGCCGTCTCACGTAAGTATTTGGCCACAAGGGTCGAATTTGGGAACCCGTCTCTGTTGACACATTCGCGGTTAAGGCCAAAGTAAGACTGTTGTCTACCGGCGTCGACTACGGTTTGTGGCATACCATATATGGTCCCTGTGGCTAAGGCTGCAGTAATGCCGCGCTTGCCCTCTTGCTCGGAGATGGGATCGATAGCATGTCCCTGGGCCATATTAGCTTCTCCAGTCAGTCTAGTATATTGGTGGCCTTGCTGAGCTAGGCCCACATCCTTGCTACCACCGTCGTTTAACTTGAGGTAGTTCTTGTAGAACACAAGTCCTTGTTTATAACTTTGAAAAACACAGTTTAAGTTCTTGTAAGCGAACATGTTTAAGAGTAATTTACTTTGCAATTGGGGGTTTTATATGCT